CTGCTGTACAGCGTGTTGAACTGTACCTCCTGCTCCATGGACTCAAACTGTCCGATTGTAGGAGAATCGATCTCGCCGTTAATTCCCATGCCAGCGGTTGTGCTGGTCTTCATGTTGACTTCGGGTAATGTGAGTGAAGCGGCTACGCCTATCATCTTCTCGCCATCGAGATAGCAGTTGGCATCATTGATCTTCTCAGGTACATAGTTATTGGAAATCATCTGCTCTTATCCCCCTCTCTTAGCTCAGTGCCGAAGATAAAGCGTCAGGATCGAACTCGATCACATCCTCAATATCCTCTGCCGGTGTGAATGGTGTAATGTACTGGTGGAAAGTGAGCTTGCCGTTCAAGAGATCGGTTGTTGTGTTCTCTTCCTCGTTAAATTCGATCTCATAACGAGCGCACACGCCTCTTGAAACGAAGCCGTTTCCTCTTACGTTCTCAGAGTCAACGATAGAGTCAATGAGTCTCTTGTTGGCCGGTGAATCCACCTTCTGAAAATACGTAAGAATGAATGTGTTGGCAGCCCATGACAGGAATCTTCTTACAGAAAACCATCTGTCTTTAGGATCTGTGTTGCCAGGATAAGCGGCTGTGTTGTTGCCCCACAGTCTGAATCCGTTCATGTTAAGGAATGTTGCCACTCCGAAACTGTTCACGGTATTAGCCTGGTCCTGGTCAAGCACAACCTCTGTGCCGTCTACGAGACAAGCCTTAGAGATTGCAAGGATCTTGTTTGAAGGAGATACGTTAGGTGTATCATCGTTGACAGAATCCGTGTAGGCTGTAAGAGCTGCTGCCAGTGAAGATCCTGAGTAAACAGTCTCGCCCACCGCTGCAAAAGGCCATACCGCATAAGCGTTAGGGTCTGATACAGCCTGTGACTGCTTGAATGTGTTTACGTCAGAATACTTCTTAGCTCCTGATGATGTGGAGTCAATGTCGATAATGCAAACGCACTTGAAGACTCCGTTAATCTCCTTGGTCTTAGCCTGTAATGCTGCGGCTACTGTTGCGTCTTTGGAGAATCTAGGTGCAAGAAGTATTCCAGGAGTCATAGAGAACTTAGGATAGATCTGACGGATTACCTCAAGTCCCTTCTCTTCTCCTGTTGAGGAATTTACGCCGCCCACGATATCAGAAGCGAGTACGGCTGTAGGATCAATCTTGTTACCTGTTACTGTAAGGGTTGTTGCTGCCTTTGCAGTGTTAGATACCATGATCAGATTGAGTGTGCCATCATCATTGAATGATGTGGTGTAGTCTGTTCCTCTTGTGAGAGTTACAGCAGGGTCGCTGTCGTGAGCCGGAATTGCTACAACGAGGTTTGAATCAACGAGCATACCAAGCTCTTCAACCTTAGCCACAAGATTGTTTACCTGAACTGTTCCGCCAGTTGCAGCCTTGTAGTGTGTTGCAGGGTCGAGGACATTGATAAGGATAATAGGACCTGTGCCTACTACCTGGAATGTTGCGCTGATTGCTTCGCAAAGTGTGTAACTTGCAAAGTCTGATGAAAAGCCCAGCGCCTCTACAGCCTCTTTGTAGTTGTTTGCAAGGATGGGTGTGTTTACAGCCTTTGAAGGATCGTCAAGCACATTGACCGGTGCTGTTCCGACAACTACCTGTAATCCGGCAGTGCCGAGAACTGGGGCAACCAAGCTTGTAGCCACTTCTGAGGTGTACACGCCATGTTTGTAAGTGCTGCTCATTTAGTTTTTCCTCCTTAGATTTCTTTTTTGATTTTTTCATAGAGAATCGCCTGGGCGCTTCCCTTAGTGCCGAGTGCTTTTCTTGTCTCTGCAAAGTCCTGCGCATCAACAAGCAGCCCCTCAGCTATTGGGTGCTGTTCTAAGAACACTTTTAAAAGATCTGTGACACCATCTGTAAATACGGTGTACTGTCTTACAATCCCACGTACACTAGGACCGCAATATACTTTTGTGGTCTTGACCTCTTCCTTGGTCTCTTCAACCTGTGTCTTAACCTCTTCTACTGCTATTTCCTGTGTCTCAGCGGGCTTATTTGATTTTTTACTCATAAGAACTCCTTCAACTCTGTGTCCTGTGTCATAGCCGGTGCTGTGCAAGTAAAATTCACTGCTCCGAAGTAATAAGGTGCTGTGTCCTGAACCTGTAAAGCCCAAGCGATAGGCTTTACTACGGTGAAAGCGCCGCCAAAATAAGGGTGAGTGCATAGCCTTTGGATTATAAGCTCTTTGATGTTCGTTACATCCTGGTAGCCCTCCTTGGCCTTTCCGGTGTCATAGCAACAGATAACCAGTGAGAAATCTACCATCTGAGTAGAATCATCATCAGGAATCGTACCGTTTGTCATTTGCACTACGATGTATGGAGAAGCCGCCGCGTCGGTGTCAGCGTCTATGTCGTTGTCCTCGGGTATCGGAAGATCCTGTTTATAGACTGTAAGGGGCTTTCGCCCTTCCTGCCCGTTGTACTTCTTGCCCTCGAACAACTCTTCCATGAACTCGATTAGTGCATCCTGGCAAAGCTCCGGTGTTCTTCCAATGTCCGCCAGCTCAACCGCTGTTAAATAATCTTTCATGCGTTACGCCTTTCCTGCTCTTGCTAGTACCTTCTGTACCTGTTCATTAAGCCTAGCCTGTAAGTAGTCCTCTACATCCGGCTCTACTATAGGCCATATAGTGTGGTGCATGGCTGTGGCGGAAGGGCTACCCATTGTCTGTACTTTCTCAATCTTTCCGTCGGCATTTCTCCAACGTGGATAGCCATTCTCGGTAACTTCTCTGTCAGAGTTGGAACCGATAAGCCTCTGCCCCATACCGATATGTCCTGACTTATACTTGATAAGGAATCCTTTTGAGTGGGTGCCGTCACCTGACAGAGGTTTCATACCGGAAGCCTTAAGGACTTTCGCAACAACAACATCTGCCGCCTTTGTGAAAACATCCCTTCCGGTGAATATCCCTGTAGGGCTGTACTTAAAGTAGCCCAGGTCGTTACGCATTGATGCAATATGAATCTCTGCGTTTAAGCTCGTATTGGTAGCTTTCTTTCTCTGCACAAGGTCCTTTAAATGTTGCTGTCCCTTGGCGTTGACTGCATACCGGGCTTTTGCTTCGGCAATCATGAGCTTTCGCGCCTGTCTTGCCGTTGCATTGATTGTGACCTTGACTGCTGCCGGGGTCTTGTTCTTAAGATCTCCAAGCGCCCTCTGTACATCCTCAGTACCGCTTACTATGATTGTCAGATTGCTCTTGTCATAGCTGATATCTGCCATTACTGCCTTACCCTCTCAAGCGTCATTCTAAAAACGCCGTCTTCCTCTTTGCAGTGATTTATCGTGTACGTCCTCTTAAGAGTCTTTGCATCCAGCACAAGCAATTTCCCGATCTTTGGTTTTGGTCCGTAGTCCTCGCATTTGATGTAAAGTATCGTATGTGCATCATACAGACCGGTATCAAAATTCTGCTTGCCTCCTGCTTCCCAGTGTGCAGCGTGGGTCCTTGCCGACGACTCGTCGATAATAACAAGACAGTCTTTGCCGTCTACGTTGTGCATCTCTGCGTGTTCGTCATTGTTGAAAAACGCAAGATCAATGTCCTTTGCTACACAGTCCTTGAAAGTGGGTGCTTTCCACTCTTCTTCCCCGGGTGGTACAAACTCAGTCTCTACAAATAACGCCATCTGATACCTCCATAAAACTGCCCCGCCCGGAAATATCCGGGAGGGGCTTATTTCTTAGAGAACTGTTGCAACGAGCCAAGAATCTGCCTTGTCAGGGATAGGAAGAGGATGAGCCTGTAACTCGATCATTCTTCTATCAGGGTGATGCTCAATGTATGAGCGAAGCACTCTTGCAGCCTCTGCTGTAACCCACTGCTGTGTTGAGTCCTCAATGTAAGTGCAAGCTCCATAAGCCATTACGAAGTTTGACTCTGAGGAAATCATAACTACAGCGTTTGTAGGAATAAGAGGTTTTGTCTCAGGAGTGGTAGGATCCGTCCAGTCGTCAAGATAAACCTCTGTGTACTCGTAGATATCCACGTTAGGCTTGCTCAGGTGGCCGACGTAAGAAACTCCGTTAGGAAGGTCCTTAGGCTGGATAAGTCCCAAATCAATACGTCTGTTGTCAAGAACCTTCTGAACCTTGGCATCATCCAGGAAAGCGTCAAGTGCTGCGCTACCCATGATAACCATGTCACAATTCTTGAAACCGTTGATAAGGGTCTGTCTGTGCCATGTCTGCAGATTCTTAAGGGGATCACCTGCGGACTGGCCCCAACGAGCGGTGCCGGTAAGAGTTACCTTGTTGGTAAGTCCGAAGTCGATCTCTTCGTTTACGCCGTCGCCTACTACTGCGATCTTGCCGTTTACGATTGCATTAACAGCCATCCACTCTTCACGGCGTGTTGTTGCATCATTGAGTACGTTGTACTCGTCTGTGAGCTTCCTTGCAGCTCTCTGAGCGGGTGTCATTCCGCTGTAAAGAGTCTCGCCGGGAAGTCTGTTCATGAGCTGGTCAGCGGTTGTAACATCATAAGGATTTACAAGCGGTGGCTTGTAGCTCTCTGTCTTGTAGCCCTGCTCCTTGAGGACCTTTCCGCCTACCTTGGGATGAACGAAAGCAGCCATCCTTCTGTCACCCTTCACAATGTCGATATCAACTCTCTCTGTGGCGAAGGTCTTTACGTTGGTAAAGAACTTGTCACGGAAGAAAGTGTGAACGGGTGGAGCTGTTCTGACAACTTCCGCAAGATATCTAGGTGTATAGATATTGATTTCGTTAGCCATTATCCTTTTCCTCCTTATTGTCCTTTTTATTGGACTTCTTGGTTTCTTTCTTTGTTTCCTCAGCCTTTACCGGCTTTACAGTTGCGTTAGTAACCATTTACGCCTCCTGTTCCAGCACAAGTCCGTGAAGCGGAATGTGCTTTGTCACTGTCTTGTAGCCGCTAAGGGAAGCTTTTACGATAAGGTCCTGTGCTGCATCTGAAATTCTGACAATGAGAATACCGTCGCTATCCAGGGTAACGAAGTTAGGATTATTGCCCTTCTCCAATTTAGCCTGAATGACTGCGTTCTCTTCGTCCTCTACCTCAAAGTGGAGCACTAAGTAGTTACCGTTCTGCTCTGATGGATCACCTGAGAATCCGGTGTAACCCGTCACATACTTAAGTGTGCCGGTTACGCCAAACTCTCCGATCTCAACATCTTCCTGTAGGTTGGCTACGACTTTACCGAGCAAATCTAAGTCTGCCGCTATATCGGCGTCAACCGACAGACCCGTTAAAAATTTGGGCCGCCGTCCTTAAGGAATATTCCGATATCCCTAAGCTTGATCTCAAGTCCTGCTGCCGTTACGCCACTCTCAAGCTCAAGAGCATCTGCAAAGAACTCGCCTGTAAGGTAAATTACTGCATCCTCTCCGCTTGCTACGTCGTCAGCTACAATGCCATAAATTCCAGTATCGCTATTAGCTGTAACCTTAGCAGCCTT